TTATCGTCAAAACTATTAAATAATATTTCACCGACACCGTCTCCATCTTCACCTGCTTGCAGCGTACCACCATCTTCTCTTCGTTTAAAAAACCTAAGCCTTGGTGAATTAGTGTCGTCAGTAGTATTTTGTATAGTTATTGTAGGATCATTTGCAGCTGTAGACTCAAATGTAATAGTATCGCCATTTACTGTTAAATCACCACCAACAGTTAAAGCTGTAAGAGTTCCTAGTGAAGTAATGTTTGGTTGTGAGGCTGCGGTAGTAGCCGTATTAGGTGCTAGTCCAGCTATTGTAGCTACAGTGCCAGCCTGTCCAGTTGTGTTTTGATTTAATGTAGGTATATTGGTAGAGTGTATTGTACCTGCGCTAGCACTAGCCCAGTCAACGTGTTCTGCTGTTACAAAACCTTCTAATGAATCGTGATTTATATCAGAACTTACAGCGCTACTAATTGTTGATATAGTTGTAGCATCTAAAGCATCTATATTAGCAAGAGTTGTTCTGCCACTTCCATTATCTGTTAGTACATCTGTTCCGTTAAAAGAAATACCACCAGCAAATCCTGAGAAAAAATCTATTCCACCATCATCAATTTCTAATATTGAGACTTGATCCACTAAAAATCTAAACCTTCCGTCATTAGGAGTTGACGATTCAGTTTTAGTAGCAAATTGCGCAATCTGCATACTTTTGGTACTAGTTTGGTAATTACTAGCTATTTGTAAACATTCAGTGTCACTAGATCCTATACGAAAAGTTGGATCACCAGAAGTAGTATCTCCAGAGCTATCTACTTCATCATTTTTTATAAAAACATCTCTAGCTACTATGGTTAAGTCACCTAATCCATCTTCTCCAGAATACAAAGCGCTTTGATTAGTTAAGTATACATCACTACGAAACTTAGCTACTAAATCAAATATGTGTTGCCCGATCCACTTTCCCATATTAAGATATTATTACATCTACCGCTGGCGTTTCAGATGCTGTTTTAGTTAGTTTAATAAATAAACCAAACTGACCAGCGTTGTTATTAAAAGTAGTATCATATATATAAGAGGTATCAGCTGGTAGTAATAATTGTTTAAAAAAGTAAAATCTACCTGTACCTTGTTTCTGTATAAACAAATCAACAGAAACACTATTAGAACCTTCAACGTTTGCTAAAGATATAGAGCTTACAGCTACAGCATCACCTGCAGCTAAAAGCTCTTGAGTTAATTCACCTGTTATATTATGATGTCTAGCCATGTTTAGCTAAATACTTGGTACTCTACTGTCATGTCTGTAGAAACACTTGGTGTAATACAGATATCATCATCTACGTCCCAAGGGAACCACATCCAATCACCACCATATAACCTACCTATCTCTTCTGTATCAGTTGCTGATCCTCCACCAGCATTACCTATTGTTATTATAAAATACTCTGTGTGATCTGTTGAAGGATTATTAATATATACATAAGCGTGAGTAGTTGATACGCTACCAGTTGTTATTAAATCTACTTGGTTAGTACTTGCTAAAACCTTAGTTACAGATGTCATAGTGTTTAAACCTGTTGTAGTACCCGCTGTATATAACTCAGAAGTATTTGCTACAGTTAAAGTGTTATCAGATATATCACTAGACAAACTTATTGTTGCGTTAGTTGTTGCCATATTTATTTATTTATTTATTATGCGTCAGTTAGTAAATCAGTATCTTCGTGGAATACAGCATATTCTACAGGTATGTCTCCAGTCGAAGCAGTCCAGTTTGTAGCTGCTATTTCTATATTAGCAGAAGTATCTGTTTGACTCCAAGGAATAAACATCCAGTCACCCGCATAGAGTTTACCTATTGTTTGAGCGTTTATTGTTATTGTACAATAAAGCGTAGGATCTGTAGCTTTGTTTATAATATAAACTTTAGCTGCTAAATCATTACCTTCAGCGTTAGCTGCTAATAATACTTTGTTTGTAGTTGATCTTAAATGAACTCTACTTAATCCAGTTGTTTGATCTAAATCTGTTGTTGTGCCTGCTTTTGTACATGTAGCAGTTTTAGAAACATTTACTGGATCACCAGCAATGTCTGCACTCGTTAATGTAATCGTTGCTGTTGTTGCCATATTGTTTTATTTGTTATTTAGTTATTATTCGTGTAAAAGCATATACTCTAAAGTCATATCTGCTGCTGATGGAGTTATATCTACATCACAGTTAGTACCGGTTGTATCTGCTGACCAAGGAAAAAACGCCCAATCACCAGCATACAGTCTACCTACTACAACGCCTGCTATTTGTACTTCAAAAAATTGCGCTGATGTAGTTGATATGTTTTTTAAATATATTTTATGAGCCTTATCGTCTGTGTAATTTGCTGCTGCAAGTAAAGTATATTCAGAAGTATCACCTGTTGTTTTTCTAGCTAAACCTGCTGTATTAGAAAGCCCGGTTGCTGTTCCTGCTGTAGTTAGCTCAGCTGTTGTTGAAAATGATATAGGATCTGATAATAAATCAGCACTAGCTAATGTTATTGTTGCTGTTGTTGTTGCCATATTTTATTCTTTTATTAATTTTCTTTCTACACTACCATCACTATATATGTAGATTAGTAATTTATTTTTAGTTATTTTAGTTGGTCTACCTAATAAATCAGTGACAGCTATTAGTTTCTTTTGTACGTATCTGCTTTGTACAGGACCAGACCAAGTACCTGCGCAATAATCATATGTTGCTTGGCATATTGTATCCCACTCGTTTTCACAACAATATTCATCTACTTCAATTACCCAGGCATAACACTCATCATTTAACCAATAAGGAAAGCCTGCACCAGTAATACAACCAGCATCATATAAACAAGCAAGAGTATCATTAACGTTAGCAGTTAAATCATAGTTATACGCGTTTGGATCCATACAGCCATGTACTATTTCAATGCAAGATCCGTTGTCTGCATTAGCGTTTGGATCATAATTAAAAGCAGTTGAATCTATACAACCATAGCTATAAGGTATACAGCTTCCGTCATCAGTGTTACAAGTTGGGTCGTAGTTAAACATTGTTGGATCAATACAACCATATATATAAGGTACACAACTACCGTCATCGGTATTTGCATTTGCATCATAATTAAACGCTAAAGGCTGCATACAACCTAATATTACGGGTGTACAACCACCATTATCTAAGTTAGCTAAGCTATCATAGTTAAATGCTGTACTGTCAGTACAACCCCATATAGCTTCTGTTTTACAATCACCGTTATTGTAATCAGCTACATAACCTTGAGTATAATACTCTAAATACTGTGGATCTGTACAACCAGGCGTATAATAACAACTACCGTCACTAGTATTTGCAGTGTTATCGTAATTATAAGCTGTAACGTCCATACAACCGTAGACATAAGGCGTACATATAGTAGGACAGTTTGGCAAAGCTATATATTTATCTGGAAACAACATTATTCTGTCACTCCAAGGGTTTGTACCACCTGAAGCTATAACAACACCTTCTGGATTTATTAATCTAAAACCTATTTGATCTATAGTAGCATCAGAGCTTGTTTGTGAGTAAGCTCTAATTGTAACTGGGTGGTTTGATTTTAATTCTAAGTTTATAGTTTCAACAAAAGAACTTATGTTAGTATAAGGTCCATATGAGTTACCTAATTGATTTACCACAACGTAAGCACCTAACCAACCATCACCACCACCATCAGTAAGTTCTAGCACATAACCACAAGTGTCTTCCATTAGTGGTGTATTAGCACTAGCATTAAAATCAAACATAGTGCTATCCATACAACCTATAACTCTAGGCGTTATACATAAAGCTGGATTCATTATATCAGCAGAAGGATTAAACTCTAAGTAACCAGGGTTTGGACAACCAACAACAGGTATCCAGCTACAGTCTTTCATTACAAACACATCTGATGTATCACCATGACCAAAGTTTAAATTATCACCTGGCGTTAAGCTATATATAGTATCACCACACTCATCTGTAATTAAAGCGTAACCATCAACGCCACCAAAGCAACTACCACATATACCATCACCATAAGAGTCATATATCATAAACTCTATTGTATCACCTATTGGTACGCATATTGTTTCGGTATACATATTACCAGTGCCTACACTACCAAAAAATCCTTGTGGTATATTATATAAAACACTATCATCTTGATTTAATATACGCATAGATGTTTCACCTGCGTATGTATCTGGCACAAACTCAATAGTTATAGATGTTTTTGTAGTATCTTCACAATCATCTTGAGGTGGTGGTATCGCTAAACAAACATCTGGTATATTAGCTAATGGATTGTAATTATCATATGACGCATCCATACAACCTTCAATACATGTAAATTCATTAGCATATATTGTATCTGTAAAAGTACCGTCAGCCATTTCTAAAACCATCCAAAAACCTTCTGAACTAGCAAAAGGATCGCCGGGGCTATAATTATTATAAAAAGAATAATTAGTAACATTTTGATCATACCAGTTCCAAGAGTACGTGTTATACGGTGTACCTCTGTGAACATTAGCTATAACACAACCACTATCTAATGGTTGCCACTCAACCCACGTTCTAGCATAACCATACATACATGTATCAGTAGCTATTAGTGTTGGCGCACAGTTTTGTGCAAAACTAAATATTGGTAATAATAATAATAGTAGTATTTTTTTCATTTTATTTTTCTCCACATTTTTTGCTTGGGTTACCAACTTGTACCCAGTTTTCTTTTTGAAACCAATCACGTAATGTAGCACCTTTTTTACGAGCACCTTTAACAAATGATTTGCTTGATCTTTTATAGCCACCACCTTTAGCAGCTTTACGTTTAGCACGAACAACTTTAGCTCTTTCAGCTTTACTCATAGAACGTACTTTGGCCGCAGGTAGACATACTTTTTTAGTACCTCCACCTTTGACCTTACTACGTTTTTTTAAAGGATTGTTCATTTTGAACATATACTACTTCTGTTTTTTGCCTCGAGCGAAGTTCTTATGATCTGGCCCGTCGAACTGGTGTTGTATTATGTGATGCTGGTTTACACCTTCGCCACTAGTATGTCTTGTTGGAGCTTTTTTATGTCCCATTTTAACAGCAGCCATTTTTTTCATCATCGCAGCTGATTTTTTCTTCATTGCAGCCATAGACTTTTTAGTTTTCATAGCCATAGCAGAAGCTTTTTTCATCATCATTGCTCCTTTTTTCTTCATAGACATAGCTGACTTTTCATCTTTTTTAAGCTTAGCCATTGATTTTTTAAGTGTAGCCATACTACTTTTACCTTTAGCTAATATAGCTTTAGCCATTCTTTCTTGTTTAGCTGTTATAGCTTTTTTAGTTGGTGCTTTTTTCATTTTAGTAGCTGCTTTTTTCATTTTAGAAGCAGATTTATGTCCCATTTTAGCAGGAGCTGCCTTTTTCATTTTCATTGGTTTTTTCATGATTTTAAATTTTGTTTTTTATATGTTCATACATTGAGTTACCTAATTCTTCGCCCATCTTGCTGTCAGACTTATAGTGAGCGCGGGCAACTCTACGACTATAAGATATATTTCTTGCTGTAGCCATAAAACCTTTTCTTGATCTAGGATACTTATCGCTTAACACTCTACCTATTAACATACCTTGAACAGAGTGTCCTGATGGATACGAAGGAGTTTCCATAGACTTCAATTTATAATGAGCCATTGATTTATCTAGTTCGTAAGGCCTAGGTCTATCGTGATATCTCTTTATTTCTAATATCACAGGCGCAGAATCTTTTATAAGCTTAGCAGCAATTTTTTTATCATAATCTTTTATACCTTCTCTTTCAGCGGTGTCTTTAAAAGCTTTTTCTTGATTATCAAACTTTTTTACAAAATCTTTTCGTAAAGGTATTTTTTTAAGCTCGTTTATTTCTGTACGCGTAGTATAACCACTATCAACTGGTGGTTTCTTTTTTTTAAACGGCTTTTTATCAAAATCTTTAAACATTTTTTCTTGCTTTTCTTATTGCCTCTTTACCACGTTTAAATATTGCTGCTACTTGTGTTTTTTTCATTACTTTTGCTCTCTGCTCTCCCACAGTCAATATTTGTATTTTACGTGCATAAGGCTTGTTTATTTTTTTTACTTTAGCTACGGTTGCCCTAGCGTCTGCTGGCGTAGCAAACTTGATACGTACAGTATCTTTTGGATTTTCATCTGTGTATAAACGCCTTCCACTGCCTTTAGGCTTTTTACCTGTGCCAACTAATGGATCTTTACGTTTGTTAAAAGGGCTAGGTCTGTTTGTTTGCATATTTATAAACCAATTACATAATTGTTTGTCTCTAGGCGTAGCTTTAGGTCTTGCTTTAAGTTTTCTGCATTTAGACACAGTTACATCGCCGCCATAAATTTTATTTATTCTAGCTTTTAAAACACCTCTGTAAGCTTTACTCATTTTTTCTTTTTACCTAAACGTTTTCTAACTATATCCATAGTTCTACGCATTTTAGCAGCATACTTAGGATCTTTGTTTCTTCTAAAAACTACTTGTTGATTTAAGCTACTAATAATTTTAGATAAATTACCTTTACGAGATTTAATCATCCAAGTAGCTAAAGCTGAAGCAGATAAATTTTTAAACTTACCTTTAGCATCTGGAGCATCAGACTCTTGAAACTTACCCATACGTTTAGGTAAAGCGCTTTCTAAAGTTTTGGCTTGAGCAGCATGTGATTTAACAGATTTTTTTAATTGCTTAACAATTTTTTTAATTTCGCTATTCTTTAACTTAAAAAACATATTATTTTCTTTTTCTTTTTTTACCGCCAAACTTGCTTTTCTTTTTACCTCCACCAAAATTACTTGGACCACCAGCTTTAGTACATCTTACGCCCCAGCCAGAAGCATAAGCACTAGGCCATACTTTAAACTTACGTTTAGCAGCGGTTTTACAAGCTGCAGATATTTTTTTAAGCGCAGAGCTTTTCATTTTTTGCATTGGCAAAGCACTCATTTCAGTAGGATCATTTTTATACATACCCATTTCATATCTTGATTTAGCTAGTTCAAAACTTTGATCGTCACTACCTTTTGCCGCTCTAGGGCCAAATCCCATTTTTTTTCTTAAATCAGCCATATTATTTTTTTTAACAGTTCCACCTTCTTCTAGCAGCTAGACCTCTTTTACTTTTCCAACCTCTTGATCTAGCGCAAAATGATTTTCTACGTTTAGCAGCTTTACTACCTGGTTTTAATCTTGATGGTGGTGTAGTTACTGCTGTTTTTAATTTACTACCAGGGTTTTTACGTCTATATTCTTTTACACCTTTTTCAGTCATACCACCACCAGCTTTACCACCAGTACCTGTAGACTTAGCTTTATTAAAGTTTTTACCAGGACCTATAGTTCTACGAACATCTGGTTTTCTTTTTCTTTTTCTTTTTCTTTTTTCTAATGGTGAGTCTATTTCAAAAAGCTTTTGCCCTAAATTTCTACGTCTACCACAACTAGTCACAGCAAATGGATTACCTTCCTGTATGTAATTTTTTACAGGTGATGGTTCAAACATTTTATTTTGTCTAGTTGATCCTGGCATAATTAAAAGTCACTCATTATTATGTTATCTATTTCTTCTTGTACTTCTTCTTTTGTTGCTACTAATGTAAAGCTAAGATCAGCTTGAAACCTAGCAACTTCTTCACCATCTTTAAATATTATTATCGTAGGTACAGATGCTATCTTGTATTTTGTTTGTGCTTTTTTATCACTAGCAACATCTGTGTAACTTATAGTCTTACAGTCTTTTAAACTCATAACCCATGGTACATCGTTAACTTTATTCCAACTAGCATTAAACTGTATTACTTTTATTTGACTAAAACAGACACTACAAGATAACATGATAATAATTATTAACATGTACATAACCCTTGTTTGCCAGTTAATATTATCTATCATAAAGCTTGTCTTCTATTTTTTCTAATGTTTCTTTTATTTCTTTAACATCTTCTTGTGTAGACATAATAGTATTACGTATCATTTCGTCTTTCATTTGAAACTCCATACGTGTAACTTCATCTGGTGGTAATTTTTCTATCCACTCTTCATTCCATTCATTAGCAGGTAACTCTTTAGCTTCTGCTATATCTGCTTGTAATGTAAACCACATACCGGCTAGAGTTGCTATTGCAAAGCCAGCACCTATTATAGTTTTTATACTTAACTTAAACGCTGTATCTTCATTTAATTCTTTTGCCATTATCTTATTATATAATTAACTCCTAGTTTAAAATCGTACCACTCTCTGTTCCAGTACTTGTTATATTTACCTTCAACAAAATAACCTAACTGCTTATTTATTTTTATACCATATATTAAACCACCTGAATAATCATACCACTGGCCATCAACATAATTATGATAACTAAACTCACCACCATCATCATAATGCCAAGGCATTAAACTTCCCCAAGCGTGTAACCATGTGTTTTTATTATATTTATAGTAATCAAAACCTAACACTAAAGAGTGTTGTATTGTTTTCTTTAACTCATTTCTTTTTTTTTCTGTATAATCAGATAATACTTGTGGTATAACTACAGCTTCCCAAACTTCAGCACTTGTTGCTACAACCTCACCCGCGGGATTATAATACTGATTATTGTAAACATCTACAGTATAACCTTCTTGTAACGCTAAATACGTATAATGTATATTACCATTACTTAATAGCCACTCGTCTAAAGCGTTGTAACCATAAGGCTCTGCAAGTCTATGAGTTAATCCTATATTCCATGATAAGTTTCTATTTTTACGATGTCTATAACGTTCTGATGCTTCAAAGTATTTTACATCTGCAAAACCATCTTCAAGATATTCTAGCTTTAAAGCAAAAAAGTTTACACACAACTCGTCAGGACAACCGTCATCAGAACTAAATCTAATAAAATGATGTTGATCTAAATAATCTACACCTTCTTGTCTTTTGTAATCTACTTCGAATAAATATTCAACTCCTCTAACTTTACCTACAGTAGCCGCGTCACTGTAATTAGACTCCGTTCCATCATAAAAAGTATTTGCTTTGTTCTCATATCCAAACCTACCTATCTTACGTAAACCTACGGTAAAGTTGTAATCATAAGGAGTTGAAATAGTTTGTATAGATAAACCATTATCTACAGAAAACACGTCAACATCAGACAATGATGTACCACCATTAACCGCGGCATAAAACGTAGAAAACTTTAATAAATCTTCAAAGTCTTCTTTTTTAAACGTTTGAGAACAACATTTTTTAGGAGCTGAGCAAGCTATTAAAATTGTTGCTAATAATATTATAAATTTCTTCACCATTGTTATATAATCACTTATTTTTTTAAATCTTTACTTAATCATGGTAGTAACAAAGACCAGACTGGTTAGATGTTTTCATTTTACATCTTTTACCATTGTTTTTAATTTTTTTACATTGAACTTCTTTACCATCTTTTCTTTGTTTTACTTCTTCATGTACACTACAAAAACTACCACTAACAGCATCGTTTTTACATCTTTCACCGCTTCCGCTTATAGCCGCACATCTTCCATCATCTTTCTTTTTATTTTCTTCTATTTTTTGCTTATTATTTTCTTTTTCTTTTTGCTTTTTTTCTTCTTTATTTTGTTGTTTTACTTTTTTCTTTATACCTTCTATGTCTTTATCTCTAATACCTAAATCCCAAGTATTCCAACCTAATAACAAAGCTATTCGTTTATAAGTTTCATTACTAGAGTCAAGAGCATTATCAATATTTAACAGTTTGTTTGAAAGTCTACCGAGCGGTAAGTTAGTAGTACCTTCTATTACATTACCAATAACGTTCCATATTGGGTTGTCTAAAGTAAAACCTCTTTCTGTAAATACACCTTCGTTAAATTTATCTGTTTGTATCGCTTGATATATTTTACGTAGTTTAGATCCAATAGGTGGTGAAAAACTAAGAGCTTGTAGCAAAGTATAAGCATGATCAGCAGTATAACCTTTGTCTTTTTGTTTTAAAAATTCTAAAGTAGTGTTTTTAAGCGTGCTTATTGCTTTACCACCAAAACCAATACCTGACATAACAGAATCAAACATTTGGTTTAGTATTCTTTCTTTTTTTCTATCAAAATCTTCTTCTTCTTCTTCACCTAGTGAAGCAAATATAGCTTGTTGTAAAGCTCCAAATATTACACCCTGAATAGCTCCATAATATAATATTTTAGATACATTTGTTTTAAGATCACCTCTACCATTAACTATGTCTCTAGCAGCTTTGTTCATTATTCTAGCATACTGCATTGGTGTATTTTGAAAAGATAATATTAATCTACCAAGTGGAGATGCTTGTTGCTGTGATAACATGTCTGGTCTCGCTGACTGTTGTGACTCTTCTGTAGTTTCTTGTAAATCTAAAAACGCTCTTTCTTCTGCTTCTTTTGCAGTGTATTTTTCATCAGTATTAGGATTCGTTTGCTTCATTAAAGCTTTAACTCTGTTTCTATAAAATGTAGCACCACCACTAGCAATTGCAAAACTATCAGCTATTTGTGTAGGTAAAAATCCTTTTCTAAGTAACCAAGCTAAAGCGGCTTTTGCTTTATTACTAGAACCTGCTACAGCTGCTGATAACTCTGCTTCATTAATACCTCTTTGATTACCAGCTCGTCTTTGTTTTAGAAAGTCAGAATTAAATATCATGCTAAAGTCTTTCCAGTATTGCTTTTGATTAGCAAATGCTGCAGCTGCTTTTAAAGGATTATTATCACTCCAGTTGATATAGTTAATAGCAGATATAGTCTGTAGCACTGCAGATCTCATATTAAAGAACATTATAGCACCAACAGAGTTGTTAGTCCAGTTCATATACATATTCATTAATCTACCACCACCAGCAGGTCTACTTCTACCGCTTTCCATACGATATAAAATATCTGTTAAAGCTTCTCTAAACTTACTGCCATATACAGCTTCTATTTTATTTAAGTTTTGCTCGGAAAATATTTGATTTTTATTTTCAAGAAACTCTGTTAAGTATACTGATCTAGCTTCACCAAGAGAGCCATCACTTAAAACATCAGATGTTATGCTTTCAGCTATCCAATGTTCGCTAGGTGCATAATAACCTTCATCTTTTTTTGATATAGCACCTAAAGTCTCTGCAAAAGCTTGTAATTCTGGATCACTTTTTACAATATTATCTAAAGCATCTACATCTTTTTGTGACATACCTGGTATTTCAAAACCTGCTTTATTAAATAAATAAACTCTTATAGCGTGATCGTTAGTGTAAAACTGCATCACTTTCTTTTTTAGTTTCTTTTTAACTTTAGGAAACTGTTTAAGCAATATTTGGTACTGACTAGCTGTATTTTGTTTTGCTGAGTTTAATTCTTTTATACCTCTAGCAAAAGGATCAACAAGAGCTTTCTTTAAAAATGCTATTTGTTTTTCACCTTTTGTACCTTTACCTACGAAATTATACAATAACCCCATAAAGTCTTGTGCAGAAGGTGGTATTATTGATTGGTATTTTGTTTTCTTACCTCTTAATTTTGCTTGAGCTTTTGAAAACACTTGCTCTGAATCAACACCAACTACATCTTGTAGTATGTTGTTAAATTCTTTGCTCATTGTTTTACTAAAATTAACTTTAGCTTGTTGTACTTTTGATTTAACATCAAACTGATCTAACATATTTTTAACAGCTTGTACGTTTTGTAAAGCGTCGTCAGCAAAATAAAAATCATTATAACCTATTGCTACTTTATCAGCTATCCAAAGCGCTTTAGCTTCACTTGTGCTATTACCTAAACCTGTTATATTTTTTAAAGGTATGTTTAAGCCATTAGCTTTTAAAAAGTCAAATATAGGCTTTTGAGCTGCTGGCGGCCTTGCTGTTAACACAAACATATTTTCAGGGCCAAACTTTTTTTGTAGCTTCATAGCTTTATTAAATAGTGGCGCTAATTTACCTTTTACAACTTTATTAAAATCAGAAAAATCAAATGTATAACCTTGGTCTTGTAAATCTTCATATGTACTAGCAAACTGTTCTGCGTTTAAAGTACCTGTTTTACCATCTGGTGTAGTATATTTAACTAGTGATTCTGTTGTTGCTAATGTATCATCAAAATCTAAAACTGTAATACCTCTTGTTTCGTTTTGAGTAGATCTTGAAAATAATACAGCTTTATCTAGTGTTTTAAAACTATCAGTATTTTCTTTAAAATTAACTTTAGAAATACTTTTTGAAAAATTAGCTGTAACTTCTCCTGTTAACTGCTTTGTAACTAGCTCATTTGCTTTTTTAATATTTTTAATACCATCAACACCAAAAAACTCTGCTATTGTTTGTTTTTCGTTTATTAAATAATAATTATTTAAATTTACACCAGATTCAGCAAGTCTTACAACAGAAACCAAACCATCAGGTAAGTTTAAATCACCGTTTAAAAGTCTAGGCAGTATTTTTTCATAATAAACTTCTGGCATAGAAGTTTGATATCCAGCATCGTTTATTTTTTTATCATCTGTTTTTAACAAAGACATTTGCATGTAAGACTTACCTATAGCTTTCCATTGTTTTTTAAACTCACCTATTTTAGCCGCTGCTAACGAAGATTTACCTATTTCATTTTGTGGATTAGTATGCTCTTCAACAACTTCTTGGTTGTAAATTGGTTTACGATTTTTATTAACAGGAAAAGCTTTTATTGGTGCTAAAACTCTAGTAAATGTATCTTGTTGTTTTCCAGTGTCTTTTAATACATCTTCAAAAAAACCTATATCTTTTGGATTTTGTTTTAAGTGTTTTTCTATAGCTATAAAAATTTCTTCTAATAAAGGTAATTTTTTATTTTCAGACTTAATAAAAGTATCTTTTTTTGATAAGTTTACAAAATCTTTTGTAAGTCTTTTAGATTTATTATAAGCTTGTCTAAAAAATGTTTTTTGTTCAACATTTGCTGAATCAATAACTTTATTAAACTCAGGTGTTGTTAAAAATATACCACCTGTAACACCACCTGTTGTTGTTCTTCTAAATAAATTTCTAAACTGTGGGTTTGTTTTTAAAAAATTATTTAATATTCTACTGTAAGCTTGCTGATATGTTTCACCTGTTTGTTTTCCATCTACAGTATACATAGCGTCCATATCTCTTTGTGAAGTATAAAGCTTGTCTTTGCCTTCTTTTTGAAAATACATTAACGGAGCCATTTTAACACCTTCAGTTTTTGACAAGTCACCTAGCTTGTATGTTTTACTAAAAGCAGCTTTACTTTGCGCAGCTGTTACGCTAGCTATTTGTTTTTTAGGTGCTTTTTGTTCTGTTAAAATTCTTTGTGCTGTAGACAAAGAAACTTGCTGTGCTTGAAATTTAGCTATGCCTTTTAAAAGCTGGCCTATATTTCTATCATAATTGTTTAATTCACCACGAGGCGTTATACCAAGATCTTGCTGCACTTGTTTTATAACTTCTGAAGATGGTGTTCTAAACTGTGGTTTTAACTCCCATATAAACGGCTGTGATGTTTTACCTTTTGATCTTTTATTTGTTTTGTTATAAAAGTAATTTAACATCCTATTATTTAAACCTATACTTCTACCTAAAACTTCTACATCAACATCTATATTTTCTCCTATCTCACTTATATCAGCATTACTAGCTGTAACGTTTTCTATTGGAAGTATTTTTACAAGTTTATCAACGGTTTGTTCGTTATTATAAAAAGACTGTATGTTACCAGCTTCAGATGCTTCTGGTATACCATTAACTATTTTTTTAGCATAAGTTAAGTTTTTCTTTGGGTCAGTAATTTTATCACCAGGTACATCAAATATTTCTTGTGCTACTTTACCAGTATTATTATCGCTAACTTCTTTAAAAGTATCACCAGGCTTAACTTTAACTAGTTTTTTTATAGCGCTTGCTTTTTGTTCTATTTTACCAATTTTAAGAACATTTGTTTTTCTTCTAGCTTTATCAGGCGCTTTAGCTGTAGTTTCTTGAGTATCGGCTATTTGTCTTGTTTCTTTAGCATCTATACTTATTCCTTTAGTATCAGCATCTAAAGCTGTAGCTCTAGTAAATATTTCAGCTTGTCTAGGACTTAAAGTAGCATTTAAAAAAGTTGTCAGTTTTTGTGTTTTATTATAAGTATCAAGTAAACGTTTGCCTTTACGATTTACAACATTACCGTTTGGTAGTGTAACTTTAGGAAATATACCTAACATTTGTTCAGATACAGCTTCTTTTACTGATGCCATTGTTATATCACCAGTTGGATTAAACTTTAAAGATTTACTAATTACAGGAAAATTATTTTCTATTATAGCTTCTACAGCTGCAAATTTATCTTCTTGTGACGATTGTTTAGAGTTTACTATATCGACTAAACCTTCATTAGTTAATATACCTTCTTTTGTAAGATTTAAAAACTCTTGCGCTCTTGGACTTGTTTTAGAAAATTTACCAGGTTTAGCCGCTGGTTTAGTTTTTAACGTAACAGCTTCTTTAGTACCTAATGCTGTTTTTATAAAATCTTTAGTTTTTCTTTTAGATTTTGCAGTTAAACCAAAAGTTTGGTCTGGCTTACCTTCAGTTTTTGCAACAAAGTTTCTAACTCCGTCTGTTTCTGTTTTAACCTCAACTGTAACAGGGGCGCCATCAGCACTTGTTGTTTCATAAACCTCTACAGGTTTAGCAGTTGGTTGGGCTGTAGGTTGAGCTGTTGGCTGAGTAGTTGGTTGAGGTTTACCTTCTGCAAATGCAACCATAGCTTCACTAAGTTTACCTTCTTTAACGCTTTTACTATATTCTTTTATAAAGTTATAAGCATCTTGACCGGTACTTACTGTTAATTGTTTGTAAGGCGTATTTCTATTAAATACACTTGCTACTTTATCTTTTATACTACCAAAAAATCCTTTGTTTTTTTCAAAAGTTATAGGATTGTTTTTATCGTTAATAATATCTGACAATGCTGTAAAATATTCCTCTGAAACACCTATCTGCTCATCAGTCATACCATAAGCAGTTTTTAATCTGTTTTCTATTTGTGTAACAACATTTGCGCCTAAGTCTTTTTGAATAGCAGCTTTAAAATCTTTAATAATAGGTGCTTTTGTAGCATCATCCATTTTAGCAAACGAACCTCTTAATACACCATGTAACACTTCGTGAGAACCAGCTTCTAAAGCTCCATATTTATAAGCTATTTCTTCATTTATCATTATAGCTTTATTACCATCTGGAGTATCTATAATTGTAGCATCAGCATTATTAGCATCATTAGCAAATTCATTTGCTTGAGCGTTTATTTGTTCATCTGTCATGTTAGATATATCTAAACCAGCCATAGATCTTTCAACATAACTACTTACAAAATCATCGTTACTTCTAAAACTTGAAAAAGGATCAAAACCTAATTGCTCACTAGATACTTTTGCAAACTTTTTTGTAGCATCTAGTTTTATACTTCTTACATCTTCTGCTAATTTTTTCCTAGCTTGAACATCTGTATCTGTAATGTCAACACCTTCATACTTGTTCATTATTTCTTCTATCTGTGCGTTGAGATTATCTAATCTACCTTGAGAGCCAGGCTTTTTAAATATACCTTTTTTATTAACATCAGATTCTGCTCGTTTCTTTTGATTTTCTAAATCAACTAACTTTTTTCTATCATCACCAGATACTCTTTCATCTATTTGTGTTTCAAGCTCTGCATTACCTAAAACTTTTTCTATTCTAGCTTGTAAGTTTTGATCATTAGTAGCCTTCATTTTTATATTAGCTATATCTCTGGCTTCTAATTTTCCAGACTCAACATCGTTTAATATTCTAAGTATTTCTTTTCTACCGTTTTTTCTAGTTTCACCATTTACTATATATGTTGGTTTTTTTATAAGATCTGCAACGTTCACAACACCTTTTGCTTCGGCAATACCTTCCATTAATATTTCTGCGGCATCTATATCTTGACCAGCAGCTATTTGACCGGCAAGCTCACCACCCATACCACCTGTTACCTCAATAGCTGTTGTTGTTTTTGCTAGCTTACCCGCTGATGCTCCTTTACTAATAAGCTTAGAACCTACACCTCTTGACAAACCAAAAGTTAAACCTTCAACAGCACCAATAGCTAAACCTCTGTTTAACGCTTTTGTTTTTACTTTATTAAACTCATCTTCGTTTTCTAATAAATCTCTTATATTTTCTTCGTTAAACTCAAGGCCTTGTTCGTTTAACTTATCTTGCAAAAGCTCTGTCATTGTCATAGCTGTTTCAAGTGAACCAGTAGCACCAGCAAAAGCACCAGCTATACCACCACTTATAGTGCCAACGCCTGGTATTGGTATTGCTGTACCAGCAGCAGCACCTACAACAGCACTGGCACCAGCTGCTTTTCTAGCCTCGTCAGAATCAATTAAAGTAGTAGCTAAACTAGCCATAGAGCTAACTATAACTTGCGGTATAACTTGACCTCTTGTCATTACCATACCTTTCATAAAACCCCAAACACCACCACCAGCTTCTTCTTTTATTCTTTCATACTCACGCATTTCATCAGAAGGCCCATATTTTTGTAGTTCTTTTTGTACTTCTACAAAGTCTCTTAAATCTTGCTCTGAAATATCTTTACCTTTTGCAAAAACATCAAAAGACTCGTCTACAGTACTACCTTGTAAATAACCTTGTTTTCCTGCTCTCCATATATCTCCAACAAAATCAGTAAAAACATTTTTACCAAAAGCCCGCTCTATAGCTGTATCTTCTTCTTGACTAAGTTTATCACTAACTTCTTCAGCTACTTTCTGTTTTCTATCAAACTCCACAGCTCCAGAAAAAGCTTCACGCGCTGGCGTTTCCCCGTCCATACCAGTAGCATCAGGGTACTTTTGTATAAATATTTCAAACTTTCTATCGTTAACCCTAATGGTTTTATCATCAACTTTATAAGTTCTTATCGCCATATTAAATTTTTATTATTTTAGTTTACAAAAGACTTCGGTCATTTATTACTCCTCCACCTTCACCAATTTCACCTTGGTATACAGTAAACGCAGCACTAATATCTTTCATGAGTTTATTTTGTAAACCTACCATCATGTCCATTGAATATTTAGCACCTCCATTTTCATAAGACCATTTAATACCTCTTGTCTTTCCGCCTGCTGCTAATCCTTTAAAGTAATTACTTGGCATGCCTTGTCCTTGCTCTGTTAAAGACTCATTAAGTAGCCAACCGTATTCTGAACCTTTTAACCAATCTACAAAACCTGGTCCATATGTTCTATTAATACGCCTTGGGTCTAATTTAAAGTCAAATCTATCACTGCCTTCACGAGAGAAAGCAAAGAAATCAGACTCACTAGTCCAAGCTGAAACTAACGCCATTTGAACATTTTTTGGGGTTTTTTTGTTCAATATATCTTTTCTAGGATTACCTTCATACAGTTTATCAGAAACAATAACGTTTGAAGCAGCTATTTCCATATTTCTTTCTGTAGTTCCTTTAGCATCTCTATTAGGATCTTTATCGTCTTTTAATAAATCACCAATTCTAACACCATCTATTTTACCAGACCACGTCTTTTTAGTCTTAGTACTTTCTCCACGGCCAGATGTATAATAAGTATAATTATTATAATAATTACCTGATTCAACTTTTCTAATTACTTTAAAAATTTCTTGATTTTGCTGCGCAATAGTTTCTTCACTTACAAAATCTGTATATCCTTTAAACTCTGGCTTGTTTTGCCAACCTAATGCGTTAACTAAAGCTTCAGGCCCTCCTGGTGCGTAATAACCTTCCATACCTTCATATAGATTTTTTGGTTTAGGAACTTGCTTGCCATTTTGTGTCCAACCAGTTTCAGGAGTCCAAGCATATGTTACTGTTGCGTCTGCTCCTCCACTTTTACCTCCAGTAAATGTAAACTCCATAGGTTCAGTAGCAGTACCTTCAGAAGTACTTGCTATTGCTTTTTGAAATTCTGTAGCTTCATCTAAAGATAAATCAATTCCATAACTTCCAATTGTTTGCCCGGTTTTTACTTTAGTTCCAGTAGGCACGGTTGTAGTACCAGTACCAGTGCTAGTACCAGTACCATCATCTTCGGCAAGTTCAGTACCATATTCTTTACCGTTGTATATAAATGTTTCTACACCATCTTTTCTAGCTTTAGCAAAAGCTTTATCAAAATCACTCATATCCGCGCCACCTATAACACCGCCAGCTTCTTCAAATTCTTTTGCAGCAATATTATCTGTATAAAATTCAGCCGCTATTTTTTTAGCTGCTTGAAAGTTAAAATTAGGATCAGTTATATCTGTCAAAGATCTTATTAAAGCAATACCGTTTTCTGGAGTTGCAAAATCAGCTTCAGTAATTTTACCATCTGGCTTACCATCCGGTCCACTTGTATCTTCTGGTACATCAACACCTAATTCTTTTAATGTTTCAAAAATTTGTAAATTCATAGCTGGATCACCTTTGCCTTGTAAAATTTCAGCAAAAGTATGAGACATGTTACCTTGTTTTTGATGTATGTTTTGCGCGTAACCTTCTCTAGTATTAAAAGCGTTTTCGTAATTATTTATAATACCTTGTCTTTCATTGTTCCAGTCTGCTTCACTTTGATCTCCAGCAAACTGATGTACTTTATTAAAGTTTGCATTTACTGTAGGATCATTAGAAACTACCATCTTTTTCAAATCAGCTTGAGTAATTCTTAAATCAGTACCTGGTAGTGTGTAAACTAAATTACCATTAACTATTTCTTGTTTAGCACTACCGTTAGATATTGCAGTTAATAACTTCATATTGTTACTACCTGTTGCGTTTGGTATATAATCGTTGTTATTTATTTTTGTAGTTAAATCAGTTATAGTAGCGTCCATCTGATCTGTAGAGTTTTTCAACCTATTAAGCTCTGCTGTTATTTTTTGTCTTTCTCTTTCACCTTTTGGTCCTTTAGGTATAGTTTTTAATTTATCTTTCAAACTACCTATATAGTCTGTAAATAGGTCTATTTGCTCATCATTAGGCATTGTACCTGCTGATAAATTTTCTGTAACTGTAGCTACAGAAGCTTTTAAATCATCAGATAATTTATTATGCTCTGCATACAACTCGTCAAAAAAAGTATTTATTTCTGTTTGAAATAATTCAGCAGAAACAGCTTCGCTTTTATATATTTCGCCAAGATCACTTGGTACGTTTGCTTTTGCTTGTCTTTCTGCAGCACCTACTAAAGTTGCATCTGCTTTTCCTAATAAACTTCCTGTTGCCATGTTTTAATTATTTAATCTATAAAATCAAACCCTTCATCTAAAAGAGTTCCTTGTTGAAACTTGCTTAAATCACCAAAGTCAATTTCAGTTCCTGTAGTATCTATAGGGGTATCTACAGGGATATCACCACCTCCAAATTGACTAAAATCTATATTAGCTAAATTTTTTACACCAGACATCATCATTTGATTACCATATAAATCAGCTTGTCTTTTGTTTTGTAACTGTGTTTGGTAAGCCGTATTGGCAGCTTGTGATTGACCCATTTGCATGCCTAATATTGTAGCCTGTCTAGATGTTTCTGCTTGTTGAACCATTATATCTCCTTCAGCTTTCTTCAATTGTAAATTACCCTCTGCTTGTGCTCTTGCTTTTTCATTAAGTAATTCTTGTTTTGCTAAATCAGCTGATACTTTTTGTGCTTGCAGTGCACCTTGATTTGCTAAAGTTTGAGCTAAACCAGCTATACCGCTAGAACCAGCGGCACCACGTAGACCACCTAATATATTAGCTCTTGTTTGCGCTGCTTGTTGCATTTGAAAATCAGCAGCTTGAGTAGAAACTCTCATGTCTTCAGCTACGTTTGTTAAATTAGCATAAGGGTTTTCAAACTTCATAGCTTTATACTCAGCTACTTGTTCGTCAACTCTTTTTTGTTGTTCTTGTCTTTCTGCTAAAGCTTGTCTAGCGGCTTTTGCCGCTTCTCTTTTTTGTCTTTTACCGCCTATAATGCTAGAAGCTGTGCCTGCTATCTGCATGGCTGTCATTGGATCCATATTATATTGATATTAATGCGTAATTATTTTCTGTTATATTATACTTTAACTTTTTACATCTTTTTATTATGCCTTTACTATTTGTAACAGCCCAAACATCTAAACAACCTGTTTCTATAGCCATTTGTTTACATGCTGATATAAGTTGTAGTATAATATTAAATCTATCTTTTGATATATATTTAGGGTCTGATATTAGATTATCTATATAACCCATTTTTGAATTTGTTAAATATAAATAAGCAACAGCTATAGGTTTTTGTTTTTCTATGATTAAGCCACCTAAACCTTGCATTGGTAAAACATCTAAACTCACAGGTTTAAAACCTTGTTCCACCCACCACTTATTTATATACTTGTAATCTTCTGTTTCTATTTTACGAATTTTTAATTCGTTACTCATAATATATTATTTAATTATAAGTAATATAGTCACAGTTTTTGCTATTTTTTTACTATTAAGCTGTTTCTACAGTAGCAGTTATAAATCTACTAACGTCTATATTTATAGTTGCAGCAGAAGAAGCTTTATTAGTTCTTATTTTTCCAGTTATAGTTATACGCCCAGCAGCGCCGTCAAAGTTTAAAGTTTCACCAGACTCTAATGTTTGAGCAGAGCTTAACGTTAAAGTAGCTGTATTTGCTGAACTTACATTGTAACTACCTATAGCGGTAACAGTAGGGCTATCACCTATTATATTAACACTGCTTACTGTGCTAACGTCATCCATTATGCCAAAAGCATTTGTTATAGGCACACTAGTACTGTTGCTTACACCACTAGTAGTTGTTGTTGATATACGGTTTGCTGGTAATATTTCTGCTTTTAAATCAGTAATACTAACATCCCAGCCTGTTAACCTGTTTATTTGATCAGTACCATAACCAGAAAAAGTAACAGTACCAAGCTGCAAAGCATCTACTTGTGCTTTGTCAAAAATAACTTCACCTGCTGTAGAAACAGTTTTTACTTTTGTAGTGCTATCATAAGATATAGAAGTTGCACCAATAGGTCTCAAGCCTTTTTTAGATTTTAAAACAATAGTTTCTTCTTGATCTGTGCCTGCTTTTGAAACAACAATATCTTCTTTGCTTGATACTATAGTATTAGCGGTAACATTAGTACCGGTAACAGACATGCCTTCTTCTAAAAGAGATATATTAGTACAGTTAAAACCAAATCTAGCATTACTTCCTTCTCCTGCTAAACCTGTTTTAAAAAAAGTAGTTAAAGTTCTATCAACAGCAACATAAAAATCACTTGGAGTAGGTTGCCTGTCTATTTTAAAAGCACTACCATTCGTAGCTGTTACAGCTATTTCAAAATCTATTACTGGAGCAGAACCATCTATAGAGGCTGTAATAGTATCACTTATAACACTCATACTATTAAAACCAGCATCTGAAGATAATTCTGACGGTGTTATAGTAAGAACAGAATCAAGAGTTTGATATATTCTTTTACTTAAAAAATTAGAATTAGAACCAAAGCTTCTGTTTATATCTATAGCACCAGACTCGTCAAAAGCAGGAACAAACCTTTCATGTTCAGAGTCTAAACTTATATCTGTTATTAAGTATATTTCATATTGATCAGCATCTGAAACTTGCGGAAAAAATATAGTGCCTGTATATCCAGCAACACTAGCCTCTGCTTTTAAATTTATTTCCGCTGATTGAAAAGTGTTTGTAGTAAAATTATACCATTTTGGATCTTCATTTTTTACCACTAAATAAAACCCAGCTCCATCTTCGCCATAAACAGTAAAGTTTCTAGTTCCACCAATTTGAGGTATATTACTAGTATCTATTTCAAAATTAGTTATTTTTTTAGCCATAATTTATTTATTTACTACTTTCAGTTACTTCTGCAGAAACAGCAAAAAGTTCTACTTTGTTTCTAGAATTATTTTCAAACTTAACGTTAGCATAATAACCTAATAAGTTAGCCATGTTTACTATTTGATTTTTTACAAAGAAGCAGTAGTTACCAACAGAAGGTATTGTACCGCCTATATTTGCCTGTGTGTTATTTACTTGTATTGTATCTCCACTAGCAAAACTTACAATACCTGCTAACTTCAAGCTTGTATTATCTATTAACTGTGTTTGCGAAGCATCAGGATCATTTGTACTTACCATACCTAAATTAAACTCACTAAAATATAACATATCACCAATATCTATAGAGCTATTAACTTCAATATCAAAATCAATAAAGTCTTCTTCTATGCTAGCAACAACGCCTACACCTTGAATATTAAAAGTTGAAAAATCAGTTAACTCAAGCAGTAAATCACCTTGTTCTATATTTTTTACACCTTTTATGTAGTTAAACCATTTTCTCTCTTTTTCTATAAACTCATTTAAACTACCTATTGCTTGTTCTGTTTCTATAGAGCTAACAAACCAACCGTTTTTATTAACTATATTATATAAACTATAATCAGTTAAACCAGTTGGGCCGTGTGTTGCAAAGCCATTGACTCTAGCTTGACTACCTTCATAACCTAAAGCGTGAAAACTTTTAACACTGCTAGGCATATCGTTTAATAATACACTAATAGTAGAATTTTTAAAATTATCGTAAAAAGTATTTCTGTCTACGTCTTCTGAGTGGTGTTGATATATTTTACCTTGTTTAAAAGTATAATAATCATTTGCGCAGCTAACACCATTTTCTAGATCAAAAGATTTAAAACTAACCCAACCTTTAGCGCTTTCTTTAAACGAAACAGTATTTACAAAAACTTCATTTACATCTGTGTTATCAGGATTACCGTTTTCTTTATAAATAGTTACATTGTACTCATCTTTTTTGTCATCATAACTACCTATAACTTTAGTGCTTAACTTTAAATTGTCTTTAAACCAATCTTTCATGCCAGCTTCAGATATAGCTGTTAAACCATCTTTAGATAATCTAAGTATAGCGCCTCTAACTTTATCTGAAAAATAAACTCTATAAGACTCCGAAGCAAAAGATTCTGGATTTTTAGATATACCGTATTCACCAACAAAAGGTCTAGACTGACCAAGAACTCTATTAGTAGAAACTAAACGCACGTCGTTGTTTGCTTCAAACAAAGCGTCTTTATCTGCTAGTATTTGTACAATTTTATCTTCACAAAGAGCAACTAAATCTGAGTCTCTAGCGTGTAGCTTTTGTATACTACCGTAAGTCGGGTTTAAATCTTTAGTTATTTTTTCAGCAGCTATAAACTGGTTTAGTTCATTAATACCGCTATTAGCATTGTACAAACCAGAATATATTAAACCATATTTTCTTGTTTCTTCTTCATAATTAGAAAACTCTACTGTGGTAGAAGCTTTAACTCCGTTGGCAATAAATGGTAAGTTAAAATTATCTCTAATTCTATTAGATTCTACACCATTTCCAAAGCTAAAACAATTGTGCCAATTTAAAACATAAGATACATCTGGCCCATAAAGGTTTGATTTAAAATATAATTTATTTGTTTTACTATTTGTTAAAGCTCCGTAGTTTTCTACTATTAGTATTACAGAACTACCGTTTTGTTTATTTACCTGCACTTTATCACCTATTTCTATATAGCCACTTCCAGCAAAAAATGATTTATCAGTTGTTAAATACCAACCATTGTTGTCTTCATCCACGTCGCTAACTAAAGTGTTGCTTTCTATACTGATATTACCATTTAAATGCACGATATTAGAACCTATTGGTACTACTAAACTTTTTGTATCATCACTTATATACAAAGGATTATACCCACTCGCCTCGTAGTAAATATCTAAATCAACATTATTTTTTGGCTCTGTCTCCCAAATAGCAGGATTACTAGGTAAAAGAGCTTCTCTTTCAATTAATTCTAAAGTTTCAAAATGATAATAAACAGGCATTATACCAGGCACACCGTTGTCAACACCCATGTCAGGGTCAAAAACTTCATAACCATGATTCATAGCGTCTTGAGCATTTACTCTATTACAAAGATATTGAGAATAACCGTTCATTGCTGGCTGTTCAAATATTAAGTCACCGCCACTAGAAGGTAAATTACTAACTATATCGTGTGTAGCTAAAAAACTTAAATTAGCAGCTACGCCTTGAGTACCACTTAAACACAAAGGAACTTTATAACCACAAAGCCAAAGTTTAAATACACCACTAATTTCTTCTATCTTCCATATTAAAAGAGGTTGTTTACTATTGTCAGTACCTGAAAAATCTAAATTATCACTACCAGAGTGTGTTGTTAGTATTAAACCTGTAGTTATTCGTTTAGTTGTACCATCGTGGTTTGTTGCTTCTAAGCTATCAACAAAAATATAACACTCTGATCCAGTTGCTGAATAATTAGCTTTTGGCTCAGCAGTAGATCCAGAAGAATATGCAGAGTGTGCTTTAGTTAATTTTAAACCACCAGGTATTGGTCCTATAGTACCTGCTGGATTCCAAGTTACTTCACCATCATTACTAGAGTTAACGCATTTTAATTTCCAGTTTGTACTATAATTAGGTGATAGTTGAGCTGTTCTTTTTCTTGTGTCTGGCTGCCAATCTATATTGCTATTAAAAAAGAATGCGCCACCAGGACTTACAAAACCAGTTTCACCGTCATCAATAGGTTCTACATCATTGCCCCACGCTGCTGTAAGATTTGGCTGTGGTGGGAGGGAATTGTCAAATTGAACAGGCGTGTTAAAGTTTTCAGCGGGCTTAACTGTGTCTTTCCAAAGCCAATTGCTAGGATAATCAACATCATCAGCTGTGTCTTGTGTTCTTTTTGCATCCCAATGATTACTATTAGTAAACCCATCTTCAAACCTCAAATAACCATCAGGTGCTACTGGGTCTACTATTTTATATATCTCATTTGTAGGGTCTTCTCTAAATCTAAAATAAGTACCAGGAACAAAAGACTGTATTAAATCTTCAGTATCATTCGTGTTGTAGTTATTATTTCCACCGTTTTGACCAACGTTAAAATAATTAGGTTGTGTTGTGTCGCCAATTTGAGCTTGTGAATATGGGGCAGGATCAATTTTAGAAAACAAATGTTTAACTTTAGTAACTACTTCTTCTCCATCTTGAGTTGTATACTCAGAGTTTCTTAAAATACCACCTATAGATATATTAAACGTTGAGTTAGTTGAAGTAGCCGTGCCTTTAATACCTTGTTGCTCACCTTCATAATCAAAACCTATTATAAAATCATTACCATAACGAAGCGTACTATCATTGTTTCTTACTTTGCCAGAAAAATAGCCTTTGTCAATAAACCAAACACTATTATTTTCTCTATTTCTTTTTGTCCAACCATGTGAATCTGCTAACCTAGCGTTTGCTTGAAAAGTGTTATTTGGCAGTGTTTGACTAAGGTTGTAACCAACAAAACCATTACCACTATAATTAGGCTCTGCAGCTTCAACATCTAGTCCAACAGTAATATAAGCAAGCTCATCTCTCCAAAGATCTGATTGTATGTAAGTTTGTTGATGGAAAGTATTATAATTATTATCAACTTGATCTTCAGCAAAAGCATATTGACCAGCATTAAAAGCAGAGCCACCTGCTTCTTGCATTGTAAATCTACTTGGCTTTGACCAGTAGTTTCTAAAAAATGGCGCGTATCTACCAAAAAGATTACTGTACTGGCCTAGTCTCATACCTGTTAACTGCTTGTTAGATTTAGTTTCTATTTCTTGATCTAACATGTAAAGCCTTTTGCTAAGCACTTGTCTATAGCTTCTACTACCAGATAAAAACCCACTTAGTAAATTGCTATTAGCTATACCGTCAGCATCTATTTTAATAAAGAATTTACCATCAAACTTTGCTGAGTTTTCAACCCTATAATTATATACATTAACAGTAACATTATCAATTATAGAGCTAGAATTATTACCCGTTACATCATTAGTCATCCAATTAACATCATCACCTAAAACATCTTGCAATATTAAAATGTATTGAGCAGTAGGTAAAGTAACTCCATCTTGACCAAATGTACTTTGTATTTTGTTTATTCTATATCTTTTAGAAGCGTTATTATCAACAGGCGATGTAAATTGAATGTATAATAAACCTTCTTCTATATTATGTAAATCTCTACTTAAAGATTTAGTAAACTCTTCATAGTTCATTCTAAATATTTGCTGGCCAGATAAAGGTAAATTATCAGCGTCATCAAATATATCTCTTATAGTTCCTATTGTAGAATCAGTGTTATGCGTTATTTTTTCTATTAATATTTTATTTTGCTTTATATGATCTGGAGCTTCTCTTTGTATATCTAGTATTTTATATTTAGCTTCGTTTTTTACTAAAACGTTGCTTTCACTACCTTTTTTTAATATTAAAAAGTCATCAATATCAACTTTGTTTATATCAGAAGAAGGAAAAGCTAACCATAGCTGATTATCACCGGCATCGTAAAAACGGTCCATAGCCATATTGTAATATTCACCAGAAGTTTCTTTTATATAAAACTTAACGTATTTTAAACCTTCAGGGCTACTAGTATTACTAAAAGACACACTTATTTGATTTCTTTTATTTGAAAACTCTTTGTCTAAAGTTTTACTACCTACAGAACTAGAAATAACAGGCGTTTCTCTACCGTGCTCATCTACAAAGACAGCACCTATTTGATACTCTCTTAATGTTTTTACAGAAGGTAGCGTTATGGTTTGTACGTTTGTACTTTTAAAATTAAAGTTAAAGTCAGGGTAATAATTTTGGTTGTTACGAAGCAAGTCAAAGCCTTGCGTGTAGTTACCATAAATTACTCTACTACCACTAACATCTTGAGCTAAAGCACTTTTAGGAACATTGTCATATGGTCTTAATAATTGATTAGAAGATATAGCTTTGTATATTTGCTCTGAACTTATAGTATAAATACCTTGTTGCCACGAATCAGATGCTTGAGTAGAACCTGTGTTTGGTTTAATAGTATCAACAACATATAAATTAGGTGAAGTATCTTCTTTGTATATTATATCTATTTCTTTTACACCATCAGGTATTAAAGATTTTAAGTTTGTTATTTCTATAGAATTAAGTTGATTTGCCATACCTAAATTATAACCTCTTTTAGGATGGTAGTTAAAAGATCCTGGCGCAAAAGCAACTTGTGAAAATGGAGATATAGCAGAATACTCATTATCTTGATACTTGTATCTATAAGCTATTCTAGGAAACTTAAACTCAAATATTTTTTTAGCTTGAGCTAGCTTACTAACGATAAAATTTATTGTTTGTTTACCAGTAGGAACAACTGGTGGTGGATTAGGAACAGATAATACTTCTATTCTACACTTAGCATTTGTTTGGTCTTTTCTTATTAAAGAAATATATTCTATATCCCACTCGTTTTGCAGTGATTGTGGGCCTGAAATACCGGCTGTTTGTATATATACTCTACTATCTGTACCAGCGTAATATTTACTATGGTTTGTTTGTGTAAATAACTGTGTTTGATTACCCGGTGAAAGATTAAATTCTTTTTCAAAAACACCATTTGAAACAATAGTAGTGTCAGTTAGTTTAAACAAATATCTAGGCTCTGTAGTATTACTGTAATCAGTAGTATCACCAACTATAGCTGGAGTAGTACAAAGCCACACGTTAAGACCTCCTTGTACATAGTTATTTATTTTTATAGAAAGTACGTACTCTCCATTAGCTACGAGTGTATTTGTTAATGATGGTCCTTGCCACGATTGGTATTCACCTGCGTCAACTTCAACTGTAGCAGTTTGATGATTATAATTCCAGTTATTTGGTAAATTAGTCCAAAATTTTGGCTTAACACCTGTAGAGTTAGAAATAGCAAAATCATTATTAGGAATTACTTCTAAAGCTAAATCAGTAAAATCATTTTCATTGCTAGCTACTATTTTACCTTTTATATTATAATCAAGAAGTGGTAAAGAAGGTTGTTCATCAAAATCAACACCTTCAAAAGCTTTTATACCTATTAAATCTCCAACAGCCCAATCTAAAGTAAAACCGCTTTCACCATTTAAATTTGTAAACAACTCTATAGTTTTTTCGTTACCTACTTCAAAATTATTAAAATTAATATCAGGTCCAACTATACCATCTTTAATTATATTACTTGGTTGGTCTAGTATTCTAGTTATAGCTGAATTAGTTTTAGTTGGATCAACTTCTTGTATTAAGCTTATAATAGGCTCAGATACAGGTTTTCTTTTTATTACTGTTATGTGTTCTTCTTTGCAAACAACTTGTGTTTCTGTAAACTCGTTTATAAAATTAGTTTTTACATTACCACTAGAATTAGTACCTTTTATAGATCTTGGTATATTTATTTTTTTAGGTTCACTATTGCCATCTGTAAAAAACAACATATCATCAATAATGTTAATACCAGTTATTAAATTATTGTGATTAAATCTTAAAACCTCTTTAGTGTGATCAACAAAAACAGGTGTTATTTTATTTAGAGTTTTATCGTACTCTATAATATAATCATAACCTTCAGAGACAGAAATACTTTCTATATTACCTTGATAACCATCGCCACTAGCATTACTTCTTTGTACATAAACTTGATTAAAAAGAGTTGCTGTACTAGTTGAAACATCACCTATTTTACCAGTAAACTCGTATGTTTTGTTTTGCACATCGTTAATAGCAAACCTAACACCTTTACCAACTTCATTGTTTAACTGAACAGTTAGTCTTCCGTTATCAATATTTGGTTCTACACCACTAAGAGTTATTCTAATAGTAACAGGCCAACCTTGACCACCTACGTTAGGTACGGTTTGTCTAAATTTAATATATTGATCTGGGTTATTACCCTTAATAACTTTATTATTACTGTCCCAAGTCCAACCAGATCCTAAAGTCCAACGATCAGGTGATCCATCCTCGTTTAAATCTCTTGAAAAGTTAGGGTTTTTGACAAACTCTTTGTTTGTAACAAAATAATAAACTTTATCTTCTCTTTCGTTAGAAATACTACCAATACAAATAGCTCTATCTGATAAAAAATCTTGTCCACTTATTAAAGAATTACCTAATAAGTTTTGGACAGTACCAACTTCAGAATCTTCTGATGTTGAAACTTGTATGTTCGTGGCATCTCTATATTCACCGTTTTTGACTATTCTTTCGTCAAAATCTTTATTCATTCTGCCACTTGTAAAATTATGCTTAATTTCTGGCATATACTAGTGTTTTATTTGCTTAGATTTACCTCTAAGTATTTGAGTTAATTCTTCTAGTTTTATATTTGATAATCTTAATTTAGCTTGTCTAGTAGCTGCAAATCTTTCTCTTTTTACTCTTCCAGCTAAGTTTTGATGAAGTGGATTTGAAGAAGTTGATAATATAGCGTAAGCAATGTGTTTATACATAGCTTCTTCTGCAAACTTATGTACTTGCATTTCTTCATCTGTACCTAAGCTATCACTTATATAATCTAATATCACAGTTTCTCCTGAAATGTTAGAGCTAAAATGTATTTTTCCTCTAAGCTCATCAATATAAAACGATCCATTTATTTGGGCGTGAGAAGGTTCTATACCATATCTGTTACCAACGTTACCATCAAATACATGATCGTCATCATCGTAATTATCGTTTCTATCTTCTGATGGAGTTATAGATTTATATTTATTCCAAGTTGATGATATACCGTCTTCGTTGTTTTCAGTTAAACTAGGAAATAAACCATCAACTAAAACTTGAACTTCATTAACAGTGTTTTTTTGTGGAGTATTGTTTACTGATGAAGTTGGCAGTATAGCCACTGTACCACCTTGAGCCCCTGATGTAGCCTCTGTTACAGCACTTGCTTGCCAAGGTGAAAATGACTGTATGTAAATCCAAATCTCGTCATACGAAGAAACATCTATATTTTCTAATTCTTTTTGACTAGCCGTACCATCGCTCCACTCTGCATAACCTAAATTTAATCTTGAAGCATCTACGTTTGGTGAAGGATAATTAGTATTATAAGGATTTGTGTGATTAGCATTTACTATATTTCCATTTGCTAGCTCAAAGCCAACACCTGGATTTTTATCACTTAAACCTACTCTAATAACACCATAGTCACATAGTAAATTACCGCTATCATCTGTTTGTCTATCACCAGATTTAGCAGTTGCTTTTAAAGTAACAATATCAGCGTTACTAACATCTAGCTTTTGCCAAGCGCCGTAGGCTTTACTACCACCAGTATTCTGAGCGTTATTATGCCATAATATTGAAAACTCAAGTTCTTGATTTATTATTTGCAGTGTATCTTTTATGTAATTAAACCTGTATTGACCATTACCACCGTTACCATTAGAGTTAAAACTAATACTATCCCAAGCACCATTACCAAAAGTAATACTATTGAAGTTCCAGTCAGAAGCATTTAAATCTGCTGTAAAATCAAAGTTATTTACTATATTAGTTTCTTCACCAAAAAAGTAACTACCATCATCATTTTGTTTTATTTGAAAAGGATTATTAGTATCTGTAGTAGGATATAAAATACGTTTTACTCCAGAAGCATCTACAGAAGATAACTTAGTATAACCTACATAGTCATGAGGTAGTATCATCTGTAAACTAGGTGGTACTTGTATTTCTTGAGATTTTATAGATTTAAAAGTGTCAAATGATAATTCTTGTAAAGCTCTTTGTGCAAAAAAAGATATATCAGCTCTTTTTATTTTAGGTATTACTTTACCTTCGCCAACATAGGCTATTTCAAATTGAGTTATAAGATCTTGCAAAGAAATAAATTGATAACTACCATGATTATTACCACTGTAATATTCGTTTTGTGTTCCATTAAATAATGCCATTTATTATGATTTTTCTTGTTGAATTTGCGCGCTTGCTAATTGAGCGCCTGATTGCGTAAGATTTGGTTTTTCTATAGCTATTCCAGCTAAAACTAATATTCTATATACTAGTTCTGATTCTTCTGATTGATGTAGTTCAAAGTCAACTGCGTTAGTACCATTATATATAGGCTTATCATTTATAACTACATAAGCCCACTTAGGTTTAACAGGTTTACGTATGTAACTAACTAAAACAAAATCTACATTTTCATCTTGAGAAACAGTTGGATATATTTTTATTCTATTATCACCTGCACCTGTTGGGTATTGAGTGTAATAAGCTACAAGATTTTTGCTAGCTGTAACTAAAGGAGAGCTGTTATAAGTCATCAATTGCCTGAAATCTAATTTTTCCGCTATAATACTTTTAGGATTTCCTCTGTACTTAACTCTTATCATACCAAGCCTATAAACATTGTTAGGTAAAATTACATCACTAAATATGTTAATAGGCGAAAGCTTTGTATCATATATTTCAAAAATAGATATTTTTTGATCTAAGTTTTTTAATGGATCACTAAATTCATGATTATTACCAGGCACTCTTCTAAACTGGTTTATATCGTAAAAATATTGTTCAAAAATTTCTTGTTGAGCTAAGTCTGCAAACAAATTAAATTCTTGAGGTGTTATATAACCTCTCTGCTCTTTGTTAGCTAAAGCTAAAACTTTTTGATATACTGCGTCTACTCTTACCATATTATTTTTTTATTGTAGTTGTAATCGCCCCGTAGGGCGATCACCTCTACAGTTTGATTAGTTATTTAATCTTTTTTCTATATTGGAATAAATTTCCATACCTTCGTCTGTTTTAAACCAAGCAGCTAATGCTGAATATGGGTGTTCGTCAAAAGGTACGTTCATTAGTTTTCTATCGTTAGAACCCCACATGAAAGTTCTTTGATCTGAAGATAGTTTAATAATACCATGTTCAACAGCTTTAATACCAAAATTTCTAAGCTGTACGTTATCATCAGAAGCTAATTCTAAGAATAAAAAAGGATTTGACTTAGCAAACAGTAACAAATCTCTTCTAAGTTCTTTAGAACTTAAATCTGATACGCTAGATCCTATCTCTGCTCGCATTATAGCTTCAGCTGTATCTATATCCATGCTTTTAGCAGCCATCAAAGCTTCTATTTCATATTCAATTACTTCAACTTCTGATTTTGCTTCTTCTTCAGCTTGATATTCATAAAATAAAATATCTTTATGTGGGTGGTACAATGATAACAACTTTTGTAAAACTGTCTTTTCCCTAGGAACCATAAGATAACCATTTCTAAAAACTATATGTTCTAGTCTTTGATCACCTACCATTTCGTCAACAAAAGGCGTTCTTTGGTTAGAAGTATATTTTAATTCTCTTTCATAACCTTTTTCTTCATCAAACCAATGTATATTTGAAGATTTTACCGTGTGACTAAGAGGTTTTCTGTCTCTTAATAAATAGTAAATTCTATCTTTTATTTCCCAATTATCTTTTTTGTTTTGAATTTTTTTAGGTTTTGGTGTTTCAACAACTGGTGTTTCGACAACAGGTACCTCTACCTTTTCTTTTTTTGTTTCTTGTTTTTTTGCCATAATATAATATATAATAAAATTAATAAAATAAAAGGCCGAGGCCGAAGCCCCGGTCTTTTAAAAATGTTACTTCATTAACATAAAGTTATTTGCACCTTGTACAACTAAACATCTTTCAGATAAATAGTGTATTTGCATTGCATCTAACTCAGAAGTAGCCGCACCAACTGAACCAGTAGTCCAAGTTTTCATACGTCTATCGTCAGTTTGTGAAGCTCTAAATCTAACATGTAAAAACGGTCGTTTTAAGTTAGAACCTAAAGTTTGATCATAAACTGTTGATACACCAGCTGGAATAATAACCCCTCTGATAGCATCTGTAGTACCTCTTTCGTTAATACTTCCTCTAGTAGCTTTGTCGTTTAAGTATCTAAAGTCAGTCTTATAAAAGTCATAAGAACCTCTTCGGAAACCTGAAAAGCCTAAATTAAGTGCCATATCTTCTGAGTTGTTAAATACTCCATAAGAAGTACCACCAGCCCCATAAGAGTTCATTGAAGCTAACATATCATCAATAGCTAAACTAGTAGCTCTATTAACAAATAACATGTTTTCTTCAATAGCTCCTTGAGAATCAAACTCAGCTAAAATAGCATCAAACTCAGCTAAATCAGTAGCAGCGTTAACACCATTAACACCTGTAGTTACATTACCTCTATCTTCGATAGCAGCAAATAAACCTTCAGTACCAGATATAGCACCTAGAGCAGCGTAGTCAGTGTCGTTAGTACCACCAGCGTCAACAATGTGAGAGTTTGCATTAGTTTTCTCAGCTTCCATCATTGTCATTTCTAAGTAATCAGTAAAACGAGATCTTGTTTCGCCTTCTGCTTTTAAGTACCATAAGTAACCTGATTGACCAGCTTCACCTGTAATTTCTACCCAACCAATTTGAGATGCATCAGACCCAGAGATCTCATAAACATCTTTCATAATAATTGGCTTATTAGTAAATGATACGTGAGTTGGTTTTACAGTTCTTGCAGAACCAGTTCCTGATCCATAACTACCTTGACCGTTAACACCTTTTTTAAACTCAGAACCTACAACTAATAAAGTTGCAGCTGTTGATGAACCTGTTGCTATAGATGAGTCATCATCAAAGTTTTCAACACTATATGGTTGAGCTGTAATAGCTACACCATCAACTTTAGTTACGTGAGCTCTTATAACTCTACCAGCTACAGCTACTAAAACGATATCATTTAATCTAACACCGTGGTTAGCTAAAGTAAATACGTTGGTAGATGAAGCATTGTTTCCATCAATATCAGAAGTTACAGTAAATACGGATGTACCTGTGTTTAATGTACCTTTAACTGATATATGTAGTCTTGACTGCTCAGACCAAATAACTTGATCAGCTGTCATTGACTCTTCTGCACCGACTTGAGCAAGGAAACCAGAAATTGTACGAGGCCCAAAAACCTCAGCTTCTTTCTCCATCAAGTCTGGCACGTACTGCTGTGCCCAACCTTTAGTTGTAGCACTTGTAAAATCTATATAATTTGACTCAAGCGTTTGCTTCTGTGAAGCTGGAACGCTATTCAAATTACTTCCTGCATTAATTGCCATAATTTTGTAATTTTAAATTGTTAGTTATTGTTTTTAATTTTAAACTTAAAATCAGAAGAATTATCTAACACTTTTACTTTTATACCATTCGCTTCAACAACCCCGTGGCTTTGCCTTGGGCTCATATCAATGTTTTTAGATTTAGTGACGCTATCTTTTAAAGCATCAGCTTTACCCTGCTCATAAAAATGTTTTGCAACAGCATCTGCGTTCATTGCTGTAAATAAAGATTTGTGATAACCTTTAGCGTCTGATAATGTAGAATTTTTATCTAAAAACTTTTTAGTAAAATTATTTATATCGCTCTGTGTTGTCTTAACTTCTTCAGCATTGTTTACATTGAACCTGTATTTTTTATCACCAACATTATATTCAAAACCTTTGAACTTGTCGTTAAAAACTTGATTAGTTTTTTGTGTAAAAATTTGTGAGTTCTTTTTAACTGTTTCTTTTTTTGCTTCTGACTCCTTGTTATATCTATTGAAAAAATCTATAGCTTTTTGTTGTTCAGGCGTTAGCTTTGAACCAGCTTTGATATCTTCATAGTATCTGGATTTTTGCCCTTCCAGGTGGGCTCTAGCGCTGGCAACTTGCTCTTTTAACGCTAATTTTTTTCTTCTTATATCTTTTTCTTCATCTACGTCTTCATCGTAAGAAAATGTATCTTCCATTAAAAAGTTTATTTCTTCCGCGTTTAGATGAGGTTTTGTTTGTTTGTAGTATTCGTATAATAAATCTTGATTATCTAACTTGCTGTAATCTTGATTTAATTTTACATAATCATTTATATCACCACCAGTTTCTTCTATAAAGTCTACAAGTTTTTGTATGTTTTCTGGTAGTGGTTTTCCAGTAGCTTCTGACTTAGCTATAGCTTCTTCAACTTCTTCTGTTATTTCTTCAACAACGTCTTCCTCTTTTATTTCTTCTAGTACTGAAATTTCTTGTGCTTCTGCTTCCGGTTGTACTTCTTCTTGTTTTTGTACGGGCTCGGCATTTTCAGGCTCTGCAGCCACTCCGCTGTCGTCAGTGTTACTTTCTGTATTTTCTTCTGGTTGTTCATTGTTTTCTGGTTTATTTAAATTAACGACATAATCGCCGTCTTCATTAATATTTGGTTTTTTTGTTTCTTCAACTTTTTCAGTTGTTTCTTGTGTAGTTTCTTCAACTACGTTTTCTTTGTTTTCTTCCATAATATAATATAATAATAATTAATAAATTTGTTAAGATGATGGGTCAAATTTGTCTATATTAAAACCACCACTCATTAAGTCGTTACCTGATGATTCAAAGTTTTTAGCAGGTTTATTGCCTTTTCTTTGTTCTATTAATTCAGATTGTTGACTAGCTTGTATTTTTGTTCTTTGATCTTTACGATCTTCTTTTTCTTTTTCTCTAGTTTTCAAACCTTCAACCTCTATACCCTTTAGTTGCATATTATATTGAAACTCTAAAGCCATAAGTTCTTTTTTTAACATTGCTTCTTGTTGCATTTTTTGAACTTCCATTTGACTTTTCATTTGCTCTAATTGCATTTTGCTTTGAGTAATAGCTTGTTGTTCTTGCATTTTAGCTTGTGAAGCAGCTTGAGCAGCTTGGGCATTTGCTTGAGATTGTGCTTGTATGTTTTGTTGTTGCATCGCTTGATCTTTCTCCATCTTTTTACTTCTTCTAAGTTTTAGAAGTTGATTAGCTAGCTTTATGTTTTTAATTTCTCTAAGATCTATAGCATCTTCAATATCTATGGTTTTTTGCTGCAGAGCCATTTGAATATTATTTTCTAACTTCATCTTTTCTTCTTCGTCTGGTTGTAAGTGTATAAAAATACCAAAATCATATAAATGTAATTCTGACATCTCACCTAGTGTAGCAACGTTGTGAGCACCTATAGCTTGTATAAATGCTTCTCTTGTTGGAGAATACTCTATAATATCAGAAACTCTAAGAGACAATCTTTCTGCTGTTTCATTTGTTAAAAATAAACCTGCTTGTAATATATGTCTTGTAGCTGTATTTGAGTTTGCAGCTGCTAGTTTCTGAACACCTACTAAAGCATTTACATCTGGCGTGCTACCATCTCTAGCCTCGTTTAAACCAGTCACATCACGTATCATCTGCATGTAATAGTTATAATTACCTATAAGAGCTTGCATTTTACCGCCACCAGTACCAGACTGTATTTCACGTATAGGTACTTTACCAGGATTCATATCTCCATCACTAGTAAAACTTCTTCCTATAACACTACCAGTTTGGAAAAACATATTTAAAGCTTCTTGTGGGTTGTAGTTAGTACCGTTGCCTAAATCTATTTCAGCAAGTCCGTCTGCGTCTAAATAAACACCATCTGGTATCATACGAGACATCACTTGCTGTAGTTTTAAATGTGTAAGCTGTATCATATCAGCAAAACCAGTTATACGTCTTACTAATGAATCAATGCGGCCTTCATACATTCTAGGAGCACATATAGCGTAATTCATTTTAACTTTAGTAAAATTACTTTTTGGCCTCATCATATTTGTAGCCATCTCCCATTTTAACAGCTTATCTGTACCTAAAATTATAGCTCCTTCATAAATAGTTTCTATTGATCTCATTAACTTTGAGTACTCACCTTCTTTTCCTTCTGGTGGATTAAAAGTATCATCTTTAGGTAAAACTTTTTCAGAACCACTTTTAGACTCTTTTATTTTGTAAACTTCGTTCATATAAGTTTTAAAATCAAAATATAAAACTTGTATAGTGTTTACATCTTCTTTTTTTGTAGAGTATCTGTTGTTATAATTAATTCTATTATAACCTTTGTTTTTCATTATTTCCTCAAGATCAGACTCAGTTAAATGAGGAAATTGTTTTGCTAATTCGTTTACAGGTATAGTTTTAACTTCTCCAACATAATATATATCTTCAAAATAAGGCGAGTCTGTATAAGAATATACTAAGTTAGCTGGATCAACATATTCAACCGTAGCACCCTCTGAAGTTGTAAAATTAGTTTTTACAGCACCAATACCTAGCACTGTTAAGTCTCTATAAAAACGTTTTTTAATTAACTCGTAATTACTACCTTCAAACAATAAAGCCAAAGCTTGTTCTTGAGCTATCTCTACAGATTGTTTATATTCTAACTGCATATGTAAACCTAACTCTTCAGGTGTTTCTGGTAATTCTTTTATTTCACTCTGTCTAGTGTTTATACCAAATTGTTGAGCTGCTTGTTGATCAAACTGTTCAGTTTCCATATCAGAAAGTATATCCTCCATATACTTAGTACGTTGTTCAACACCGTATGCGTCTTGAGAAAAAGCTTGTATATCGTATGTTCTTTCAGCTATACCGTTTACAACTATATCTACAAACTTAGATATAATAGGTACTGGTTTCCAGTCTAAATTTAAATAAGACAGATCACCATTAATAGATAACTCATCTTTGTACTTTTGTATTGCTTGTTCACCTCTAGCGTATAATCTTAAATTATGAAAATCGTTTCTATATGAGCTATATCTATTAGTTGTTCTTTCATCATTAAACCACTCCATTTCTATAGCTTTAGCTACTTTTAAACCATAGTCATAACTCAACTTTTCAGCATCGCTTACTGTTTGGCTAGGAAAATAACTTTTACTAGTATATGCCATATTATTTTATTATTTGTGAATTTGTTCCAGTGTTGTTATATCTGGATATGTTTAAGTTTAAACTTTGTTTTTCAATTTTAACGTTTGGCGCATATAAATGTCTATTGTTTGCCATAATAGCTAAACCACTACTTATTGTAGCGTCAAACTTTGTTCTTTTATTAATATCAAATTTAGCCCAATCGTTTAATAATTCATTAAAATATAAATCACCAAAACTACCATCTTGTCTTATACCAACGTGATCTTGTATATACATTTCTATTGCTGATGCATGAGCTTGTTTTATATCTTCGCTTGAGTTTGGTATACCACCTATTTCTTTTTCTGCAACAGATAATTTGTTCCAAACTTTATCTGGTCTATTCATACTAAAACCTCTATAACCTCTACGTCTTAAATAGTATAATAATCTAGGTTTATTATTTTCTGCGAGTATTGGCATGCCATAAAAAACTAAGGCCATTAATACATCTTCAAAAAATATTTCAGCAGTAGGTGGTCTTGATAAATATTCTAAAAAAAAGCTATTAGCAGGTGCATCTTCCATGCTAAACTTAGTTAATCCGTGTAAAGCTCCTTTTGATCCCTTGCCATCTACAGTTCCTGATATGTCATAACTGTCACATCCAAAAGCACCCATATGTTCATTGCCAGGATATTTTATACCGTTTTTTATAATTATTCTATTTTGTAATCTTTGAGGTGGCACCCAACTAACTTTAAATCTACCATTTTGATCAGGATAAAATATAACTTGCGTATCTTTAGCTCCTTTTACCCACTGAAAGTTACCTGTAGTAATACCTAACGATCTTGACATTTCTTCGTTGTAATCTATCTGTTCGTATATTTTTACTAAATTAAATATACTGTTTTTTGTTTCATCTCTAAACGCGTGTTCTTCAGTACGTGGAAACTGTCTGTAAAATTCGTTTAAAGCGTCTTGATCGTTTTTTAAACCGTCAGCTTCGTTTTGCCAGTGATCTATAACTCCTATATCAATTAATTCACCATCTGGGGCAAACACGTCGACGTCAGGACTATTGAATACTGGAACTCCATACTCGTCAATAAATCCTTCGTAGTTCCATTCCATTGGGATAAACAAAGAATATAAACCAGATTTTGTTTGACCATTTCTATTTCTTTTAGTGACATCTGATGCATTGTATAATTTTTTAAAGTTATCACCTCCTTTATCTAAAGCGTTTGACGTACTACCCATCATACACTTACCTATAATTCTACTACCAAGTCTAAGACAAGTTTTAGTTACTCGCCAGTTGTTTAATATATTATCAGGTCTTTCCCATTTACCACTTTCATCGTGTACAAGTAAAGCTAATTTTTCACCGTCATAACTATTATCACCTGTGTTTTTCCAGTCTATAGTTGTATCTAAGCCTTGTATATCTTCTATCTGCTCGTTAGCAGTTATCTTTTTTCTTGTAAACTTACTAGCTGGTACTCTATACGCAAGCTCTGATTTTGGCCTGTCCATACCGTCTTGAATAGGTTTAAAAAAGAAAGGATAATTTATGCTAATAGGTACTACTTTATCTGTAAACATTTTTTTAGCATCAGCACCTGTTTTTGATAGTATACCATATCTACTATCACTTGATATTGTAGCTAAGTTAACTGTTTCTGCTGAAGACATGAAACTAAATCCACTACGCCTGTTTTTAAGATAACACATACCGTAGCACCTTTTGTCTGCTTTGCACGCTTCCCAAAATATATAAAACAGTCTGTTTGCTTCTCTAAAATCAGGTGCACCTACATCTATTTTACTCCATTGCAAATACATGTAATGAGTACCTGTTATATACGTAGGCTTTTTATTATTCATAAACCAAAAGCCTTCTTCTCTACGTTTAAATTCTTCGTTTATATAATCATACCATTTTTCTTTTTGATCTTCAGGATATGATCTCCAATCAAATATATTTTTTAATCTACTTAATTCTTTTGGATATTCTATTTTTTGCCACTTGCTTTTTTTATTGGTGTGCACGTGCATTGGTTCCAGCGGCAAAGCAATTCGCAACCCTTGTATTTCAATGATCTCACCAATTTTACCAGTTTTTGATATAACAATGATATCGTTTTCTTTATTGTATCCATATTTCCATTTTTTAGATTTATTAAGCCTACTAATAGTAGTCTTTTTAATAGGTTCTATTATTTTAATTAAACTTTGCTCGTACATTACTTAGATCTTCCTTCTGCAAACCCTTTAAATACTTTTACTTTTTTTTCTTCAGGCGTTTTACCTTCAAGCAAGTTTTCTTCTTCTTGGATTCTGTTAAGTATTTCAAATGCATCAAATATAGCTAGCTTTTTAGTTGCGGCTGCATTTTTTAATCTATCAGCTGATACATCGTCTTCGGTATTAGTTATTATTTTTTCTTCAGCTACTTTAATAAGTTCATTAACTGCTTTTCGCCCAGCTTGGATTATATTCTTTTTCGTCTCCTTGATATTCATATTTAATTGTAATAAAATTTGATAAAACTCTATATAGTCTTTCGCCATCAACTATAAATTCATATTCGCTGTTTGGTCTAAAACCTATAAGATCATTAACGTTTACAGTGCCATCAGAATATTTAACCACACCTTGTAATGGTTTTTCTCGCTCAATATTAAATTTATCTATAGATTTTAAAGGCTTTACGAAACAATACCCTTTTGGCGCTATCCATTTGTCTTCTGTTTTGTATAAAAATATCTGATCTTTGTTTACAAAATATATTGACTCGTTAAAATAACTTTTACTGTTTTTTTCAACGCCTTTAATATCATGCCATCTACGAAAAATATTATGGTGCACTAAAACGGTGTCTCCTGATTGTATTTCAGTATAACCTGCTATTGGCGTTGATATAACAGTTGCTTCTCTGTTTACATACTGATGATTAAATATTTCTGTATTAAGAATTAATTCTGAATCACCAACTTTTTTTGTGTTATTATATCTTTTGCCTTTTGGTGTTATAACAAAGTTATGAACACTTTTCATTAGTATTCAAGATTGTATTCTACAGATACAGCCATATTTTTATTAAAGTCTTTCCAAGGTAAAACATCTTTGTTTTTTTTAATATATATAGAGTACTTATCTTCTTCTTCTAATATATCGCAAATAGTATGTCCACCGTAAACTTCTTGACCAACAGCATAGTGCATAGCGTCGTTTTTATAATCTTTACCTACGCTAATCTTTCTTATTAACTTTGCCATTTTCCGGGTAATTTATTGTTCCATCTACTATATTTACATCAAAAGTACCATAATCTTTTTCAAGCTCTTTTTGTAAAACTACTAATTGCTCTCTAAGACCAGATATACCGTGTAACATTTCGTGTTTTTTAAGCTCCATTGTACCTATTTCTAGTTGAGCTCTATTCATGCCATTTACAGTATCTTGAATTTTTTTTAATTGTTCGTCGGTTATTTTTTCAGGTTTTAAGTCTATAACCTTTTCTTTTTTTGCCATTTAATTTAATTTAAGTTAATTTTTTATTTATATTTGTGCAGCTCTAGTTTTTGTAAAATAATCTGGTCTTGGTGCTACATAACATATAACGCTACCAGCATGTAGCTCTACATTATCCCACATTCCATAAATTGTTACACCAGCTGGAAACTCAACACCACTACCACCAGCGGTTAGAACAGTTTGATCATCATCGCTTTCAGCGGTTACACCGCCCCAGTCTGTATCTACAGTTTGAGTGTCTTCTGTAGAAACAAAATGTGTATTTCCTAAACCAAGATCTATACCACCGTCTAGTATATTTAAAACTTCAAATTTTGCTGCTGCTAAAACAGTTATAGCGCAAACAAAATATTTAGCTGTATCACCATCTAAATCTATTTTAGCTCCGTCACCGTTTAAAAGTGTTGAGCCATGATAAAATAGCTCATTACCTGAGCCTCCGTGTATACTTGTCATAATTTTATTTTTTTACTTTTTCTAGTGATCTACCGCCAAAATAAGCACCGATCACGGTTATTAATACTAGTTGTAATAAGTCTACCCAAGTATCTTTTACTTCAAAAGCAATAACGCCAGCATCAATAAATATCATTAACACTGTTGATACTACTAGAAATATAAGCACTAAAGGTCTTATATTTTTACTAAGCCATGAATCAGAGCTCATATCAACGTTCCATCTGTTGGTTACTTCTTTTTGCATTTGTGCTTCGTAACCCATTATCATGTCTTTAATTTGTTTTTCTGCTTCTAATTTTTCTTCTTTTGATGTGTGTAAGTTATCTATAACTCCACCTACATTTTTAACGAGGTCAGCCGCGCCACCTCCAAATATTTTATCTAACATTTTTTTATTTTAATAACCGCCACCACTTCCACCAGTTCCTCCGCTACTACCACTAGATGCCTGCGGAATATTAACTATTGTGTTTGCTTGATCTGCGGTTGGTTGTATAATTCCAAGAGCTTGAAGGGCTTGAGTTATAACAGCGTGGTTAGTACCACTCATATATCCTATTTGTCCTTGATAAGAGTGTGTGTGATAACCTACTATATTATAATTTTGGCCCCAAGCTAAAGCTTGATCTATTGTTGTAAATAAAGGTATACCATCTATAACTGTTAATACGCTCATACTGTTCCGTGATTATTTCCGTTATTAGCTTCTTTTTCCCAAGGAAAACCTTCGCTACCTGCTTCTTTCCATTTACCATCTACTAATATCATATCTTTACCATCTATATCTTTTCTTGGAAATTCTTGTCCGTTATAATAAACGGTATCATCATCATAAGCTAGTTTTCCTATTTTCATATCTGTAGAGTGTTTCATCTCGTGAATTAACACTTGTCTATACTCTGCACTGTTTGGATCTAAGTTTTCGTTAATAAATATAGTTCCATCCATATTAGCCTCTCCTAATATACCTTCAGCTAGAGGCTTTCTTATAACAGGCGTACCAGGTACAGAACCTTCGTGCCCTGACTCGTTGCCAAAGCGTAGCTTTGTTTTTATCTCTCCTTTTGAAGCAAAATTACCTCTACTTGTGCCTAGTTTAAATCCCATTATCCTTTGTAAGTTGTCTTAGTTTCTTTCTGAGTTTTTTTACTTGAGATCTCATTTTACCTCTTTTCATTGCCATTTTCTCATCCGCAATATCACTTTCTAAAAACTCTATTCTATCTCTTAAATCAGTTATAGCCTCTTGTTTACTACCTCCAGTAATTTCTGTTCCTTTTTCTTTTTCTTCTTTAGACAAACCAACTGTTTCATCAACTTTCATTGGTGAAGCACCCATAAGTTTAGCTACACTAGGTTTATTACCAGATCGTAATGTAAATGCACTTTGTTTTTTCATCTTGTATTGTCTTTAATCATATCGTCTATAGCTTTATTATAAACTTTGTCTGTATATGATTTATTTTTATAAAATATACTTCTTTCTGAAGTTGGTAAGTCTTCCTCACCTAATAAGATTCTATATATCCTACTTATCATTTGAGAACATTTCCACGAGGTTTTAAATACAGAGTACATTATAGTTGTTCTGTTTCTATGTCTCCATACATCGATCCAACCTTCGTTTCTTAACCTGTCCCACCTTGCTTTATCCCACGAATATGTATAAACTCCGTTGATAAAATCGTTTCGTGTAAATCTTCCTTTACAATCTAAATAAATTAATAATTCTAAGTCTGCGTCTTTCAACCCGTAAGTTTTACAGACCCACTTTCGCGTGAGCCTGTAATACTTAAGGATATTCATTTCACGCAGATCTTGCGCGGTTAGTCTCATTTATTAATCATCTGGATTAACGTTAGAGTCACCAATTGCAAGAAGCGCTGCTGAGATGTGAGAAGAAATAAACTTACTATTATCTCCGTCAGCTATAACAACAAAGCCGCTGTTAGTAGCAGGTGCACCATTCATAGCGCCTACAATAGCTTCACAAACTTCTTTGAATTTACCAGACGTGAAAGTTAACTCTACATAGTTAAATGTAGCGTCAGCATCAGTACCTTCAACAACTTTAGTGTGTTTGTAGTAGACATTACAAGTAGTAGCAGCTGTTGGGTGTATACCCAATATGTTTTCAGCTGGAACAACTACTGCATCTGCTTCTGCGTCTGCACCGTTTGCTTCTGCAAAGTATAACATAATCTTCATAGTTTTACTTTTTTAGTTAATAATTAGGTTAATTGTCGTTTTTGAGTTTAAAGTTTTTGGATTATGGTTTGGGCTTAATCTACTAGAACAACATCTATATCGCGAATAACTCTATAAAGAGTATCTTTAAAAGATATATCGTGTCCAGCGTGTTTATCGTAATATATCGTGTCACCATCTTTTAATCCTTCAACTAAATTACCACACGATATTATTTTTGCTTTTAAATACCTATTGTCAACATCAGTATCATCTGTCATAATTAAACCAGCAACCTTTTTAGGCTTTGTTTTTATTTTATCTACTATTATATATCTATTAATCGCTTTCATTTAATCTCATATTTGAAATTACACAGTCTGCAGATATAATAGTATTTACAACGCTTACTGCATTTTTAAGCGCTGATTTAGTAACAAGCACAGGATCAATAATACCAGCATTAATCATGTCAACTTTTTCACCTGTTACTACATTTAAACCTAAACCGTTTTTAAGCTTTAGATCTGCTTGTTCTAAACCTGCATTATTAAGTACAGTATGAAAAGGCGCTGTTATAGCTTGAAATAGTACTTCTTCACCTATTTTTTCTGAAAGTAAATTTTGAGAAGCGTTTAATAATGCGACACCACCGCCAGGCACAATACCTTCTTTCAAAGCTGCTTTAGTAGCATATATCGCGTCTTCTACTCTATCTTTCTTTTCTTTCATCTCAACTTTAGAGTTAGCACCAACTTTTATTATACCAACACTACCTGATAACATAGCAAGTCTTTGCTGATGTTTTTTCTTAATAAAAGGATTTTTATCCTCTTTATCAATCAACTTTTGTATGCTACTAATTCTTTGTTCTAAATCTTCTTTTATAGTGTCTACGGTTAATACAGTATTTTTGCTATCAGTTATAGCTGTATGCGCTTCACCTAAACAATCAATATCTATTAAATCAAGATCATCACCAAGTTCTTCATTAATAACTTTAGCACCTGTTAAAAAAGCAAAGTCTTCACATGTGTCTTGCTTAGTAGGACCAAAGCCTGGTAAATCAACTATATTAACTTTAATGTTACCTTTTACTTTATTCATAAGAAGTGCAGCTTTAACTTGCTGCTCAACAGGAGCTACTATTAACAACGATCTTTTGTTTTTAATAACATGCTCTAGTATCTTTTGTATTTTTCTTATATTAGGTATTTCCGATGTAACGATCAATACTAACGGATTATCAAGTTCACAAACTTGTTTATCTTTATCGGTAATAAAATGTGGTGATGTGAGTCCTGAGTCTATCTGCACGCCATCAACAATTTCAACGTATGTTTCTTCAGTTGGTGACTCTTCCATTAATACCACACCATCTTTACCTACTTTAGTATAAGCTTCTGCTATAATCTTTCCTAGTTCTGCATCATTGTTGCAACTAATTGAACTAACAGATTCAAGCATATCGCCTTCGATCTTGACAGAAATCTTATCAAGGTAATTATTTACTTTTTTAAGACCAGAATTAATCCCGTCTTTTATTTCTCTTGTGTTAACATTACAGTTGTTAACTCTTTTTAGTAAAGATTCAGCAAGAACAGTAGCTGTAGTAGTACCATCACCTGCTTCTCTTACTGTATTTCTTGCGGCTTCTTTAATAAGGGTTGCACCCATATTTTCAACCGGGTCAAATAAGACAACAGATTCTGCTACTGTTACACCGTCTTTTGTTATTACCGGTAAACCTCTTGCGTCTTCGTAAATAACACACTTACCAGACGCTCCTAAGGTTGATTTTACTGCTTTTGCAAGCTTTTCTACGCCTGTAATTACTTTATTTTTAGCAATATCGCCAAAATTTATGTCTTTGACAATCTCGCTAGGCTGATTGTATTCCATATTTGATTAAATTTAATTAAATTATTGTTCTATTAGAACGTTTTTACAACTTTTGGTCCTTTTATAGCCTCTAATTTTTTAGAGAAATGGTCGATGCTGCCATCGATTGCAGCTTCTGCACCTTCTAAGGTTTCTCTACGTGTAACATCATGCCAATTTTTGTCATTTTCTGGATCATTTACCTCAGTTTGGTAAAAACCGTTAGGTAATTGTGTAATTCTCCAGTTTTTTTTATCAGCTATGTGCTTCCACTGGTTAATAGTTTTGTCATTAGGTTTGTTTGCGCTAGTATATGTACTAGTCTTGTAGTATAAATAAGTCATTTTGGTTTGTTTTTGGTTAATACTTATTGGTATAGGGACTTTCCCTATTTATTTTTTAAGAAATGTTAAACTTTTCTTTAGCAGCGTTCATTAATTTTTGAAAAGAACCAGGTTCATAGTCGTCTATATTACCTATTCTTTCTTTTTCAGACATAGCTGCTACGTCTCTTGCAGTGTAACCTCCGCCTGTAGGTCCCATTTTTTTCGTTACTTCTGCATAAACTTGATCCATTTTACTTTCTCTGTTTTTTTCAATCTTTTCAAGTTTCGACTCTTCTTTTTTTATCATGTCACGCATAGGTGAAACACCAGCTAGCTTTGCAATAGAGGGTTTGTTTCCTGATTTTAATTTAAAAGGTTTCATATTATTTTTCTTTTTTAGTGCCTTTACCGTCGTTACCGCGGTTAGCTTTTATTGATTTAAACTTTTTATCTTTATGGTCGTAATCTTTACCACTTATATTTTCACCGGCTTTAATAGCTTCTCTACGCAACCTCTGGTTTTCAGCTTTTTTACGTCTACGAGCAAATGTTTTAGCAAACGCTAAATCTCTTGCTTTTTTCGCTGCTTTCGCTTTAGTTGATAGTTTCTGTTTTGCCATACCTCTATTATTACATAGTAAAGAAGTAATTTACACTATTTATATATTCTACCATTTTTAATATATAACTTACCTTTAGGTATACTTTTTAATTCTCTTCCTAATAAGTCGTATATTTTATTATTATGTAGTTGAGGTTTTACTTCATTAACATGTGTAGTAAGATCAAGTAATTGCCACGTAAAACCGTTAAATATAACGTAGTGACACTCAGTACATGACCATTGAGGTGAAATATCATAACATACTTTTACAGTGTCTAACGGGTTAACTAAAAAGAAATATGCAGTATCACCACTTGCTGAATAACACATGCTGTTATCACAAACGCCCCACATAAAATTAGTACTATCTGAAGAACTGTTTACACCTACAACCGCTAGTGCTGAACTTGTTTCTACACTAAAAGATAGAGAGTCGCATAAGGTTTGTGCGCTAACATAATTAAAGCATAGTAAAATTGTAATTATTATTTTGTTCATATATATATAGTTACTTATATACTCGTTTATTTAAAAATGTGACAATAGGTAGTTACTAAGTATTATTAATAGGCTTATGTCACAAAAAAAAGTAT